ATTTCCACCACCACCAATAGTTACGGTAATATTCCCCGAGGCTGAATAAGAAACATTATAAACCAAACCCCCTGCACCACCGCCACCGCCGCCTGCACTTCCACCACCACCCCCAGCACCTCCAGCAACGACGAGAACTTTACAACTTACAGGGTCTCCAGTTATCGCAAAAGTCCCATCGCTTAAAAATGTATGAATTCTCTCTAAACCGACATTTGAAATAGTGCCACCCGTAGCAACTACGTTGGCTCCAGGCTTAGACACCTTATTGTATAAAGATGCCTTTTTATCGGTATCCGTTCTTGTGATGCGTGTATATTCATCATCGCCTGTATCGGTAAGACGGAGTTCAGGGTCAGCTTTGGAGATTTCAAGATTACCAGTGAGAGGAGAATTGTTGCAAGTAAGATGTAAGGAGACTGGGTCGGTTTCGGCAGGTGCGGTCTTACTATAATCTAATTTCGTCTTAGTCCCCAAAAAGGGATTAAATTTCCAAGCCATTATACCCACCACCCTGCCGTGGCACGATCATCCCAAGAATTGTCATATAATTCATCATTTTGGGCAAACTGTTCTTTAGTCATTACCTGCTCTCCGCCAGTTCCGGTTTCCCAGGTATACTTTTTAATCTTCCAAACAGAATCACTCGTCAACGCGGTTTTCCTTACTGCCCAACCCTCATAAAGAGGATTATCATTAGTATCATATGCTAATAAATGAGAACCTATTTCTGGACTAGCCAATTTTCAACACCTTCCTTAAAGCATCGCGCTTATGCATAAATTCCAATTCAAGATCCTTACGCCCTTTCCTATTCGCTTCTAACATCATCTCGTGGTATTTTTTCTCTTCGATTTGTATTTCTTCGGGAGTCATAATATTATTATAAAGAATGCGTTTTCTTCTAAAATTGCTGAACGGCATTTTTAATTTCCTCTTAATATTGGCTAATTTCATTCTTCCACCAATAATTTAACCCGGATATTCTCATCTATCGTAGCATTAGCGATAGTAATGGTATAAATCCCCCTAAAGGGAATATACAACCCATGCTCCTCAAAACTGCCCTCTATAGCATCCTCACCCCAAATCTCGTCATTATCTTCATCCACTAAAGATAAATCATAGATATTCGTGGAAGTAGTGGCTATGACAATCATCTGCACCAATTCAGCGCCGCTGAATTTAAGTGTGTTGTCTGAACCGCTTCCAGAAGTAACGGTAATCTCTTTAAGGTATTTATGGATAAGCATTTAATCTAATATAACAAGCAATACACTAGCTGTTCCAGAAAAATCAGCACCAATCCCATCAAAATAAGAATTTATATCTATCTGGGTTGCTATTCCGGCCGTAGCATTACCAACGATAGTCATAATAGCATTACCAGCGCCATCTGTAATTGCTACAGTTCCTGAATTTGCATCAGGAAAAAAGATTAATGATTTTACATGCAATTTGTCATATCTTAAAATTGTAGCATCAGTTCCCCCTACAATTCTAAGTCCATATGGATAAGTTGTTAATGCGGGTGCAGTCATTTACTACCTCCTTAGTTTTTCCGGATCGCGGTCACGCGAATCCGCGCCGATTGCCTTCATGCAGTTTTTAAATTCTTCCACTTTCTTTTTATTTTTAAATTCCGAATGCAACATCTTATTGACATTGTGTTCGTTCGGAATATCGCATTCAGTTTTAGTGCAGAGAATATCACTTAACTCTGTTTTTAATTGTTTTGCTTTCTTATAAAGGGAATTCTTTTGGAATGAAGATAGTCGAGTAGGATTTTTCTGCGCGTCTAATATCTTTAACGGACCAGAATGACCGAATATCTTTTCGTAGTTATCATTACCGTCTACAGGAACTGAAAATGATTTCTCCAAATATTTCATTAATCATATTCACTGGACCCACAAAATGGACAACCTGGACCTACGGTTGGATCTTTTGAGTTGGCAGTGCCTCCCGAGATGGTAGTGATTGAGACAGTCGTTTCATTGCCATAACCGCTACCTTTAGGATGTTTAGATTTATCAAAGATAAACCCGCACTGCTTGCAGCGAATAAAATCAGATTCATCTTTATCTAAACCTGAAGTTCCACCCGCAGTCCGAGTAGGGTGGATATCTATAAATGACACATCTGGCGCCTTGGTAATATCTTCAGCGTGTTCCATATTTTTTAAAAGCTTGATACATCCGTCTACCTCTACTGGCTATAATCTGCCCATTTTCTAATCGAGAATAAGGTTCGGCGGAATAGAGATGCCTCTTTCAAAAAAGTATCTTCTGGTTTCCTTTGCTCTTCTTCCACTCATGCTGGAGGTCTAGTTGGGTGTGGTATACCCGCGTGTCCTGTTTCTTTCCTACGGTCGTGATCAGAAGAAGGAGTCCTGATTTTAGCGTATTCTATCGCCTTGCCGCCAGTCTTGACAATGCCATATTTAATATTCTTTTCAGATTTACCTCTGATACCGTATTCAATTGCTTTAGCCATTATTCTCTCCTATAAGTATCTTTTGCATGTGCTCTTCCTTTATTAGGAAGATCTGAACTTCTTAATGGTCTACCTAACTTGCGTTCCATATATTTTACTTTATCACGTTGTTCATTATTAACAAATTCAGACGGCCAACCTTCACTTTCTAGATTCTTAGCGAATTCAGAAATAGACTTACCTTTAATCTTGTTCTTGTCTTTAATGATTATTTCCATTATTTCTTACCAAGAAAATCTTTCCTATCTTCTTCACCCATCACTTCTTCTTCAAAATACAACTCGTCTTTCTTTTCTTTCTTTTCATCCTTCTTATCTTTCGCCATTATTCCTCCCCTTATTCTTCGTTAGCTTCTCCAAAAATTCTATATCCAAGACCATTACATTCTACGCAATCAACTTCTATATTTTGTACTGGTTGACCAGGAAGACTTTGTATCATTTTTCCTGTTCCCTTACATCTTGTACATATATATTTTATAACTTCTGGTTTAACCAAAGTAGCTATAATTGAATCAAGTTTAGACAAAATAGCAGTAATTTGCTCTGCAGTTACATTACACAACGGTACTGGAATTAGTTCTGGTTCTGGTATTATTTCTGGCATTTTATATCTCCTTGTTTGGAGAGGTGAGAGAATTTCTTCTCCCACCTGACCAAAATACTATTACGTCCTTCTGCAGAATCCATCACCCTCAGTAGCAGCACCTTCATAAACGTTTCCAGCTGCGAAGAATGTAGTGGGTATGCAAGAATCTGTACCCGTTGCCTTAACTATTTCGCCATCTTCACTAGAAGCAAACGAATTCCAAGCAACTATACCAGTTCCAGCATTCATGTAGATAAAGTTAGTGCCATAAGAACCGCCAGACTTTGAAGGTACCCCGTCAGCAAAGATATTATGTGCAATAACTATACCAGTACCATTACCGATGTTGACAATATCGGCCTGTCTGCTGGTAGGAACACCTGAAAATATGTTATTTCTAATTACTTGGTTATTCCCTACTCCCGATGAATTTGTCAGCATTATCCCCGTGTGACAACCATAGAAAATGCAATCTTCTACCAATAATTGAGATACACTGGCTAAACCAAGTGCAGCACCCATTAAATTATAAGTAGCACTCGCAGCACTAGTCGTACTCGCAAATTGGCAACCGCGAATTGTCAAACCTGTTGGTTTTTTCTCGGTACCATCATCACCAGCAGGAGCAGTTGTAGTAGCATGATAAGCTGAGATGATAGATGTACCAATATCTCCTGTACCATTAGGCATAGCCAATCTCATATTCTCGATGTTAAACCCAGCACCTCTAACTTTTATCAGATGATCGGTTATAGTTGAAAGTTTCAACTGGCAACCTGAAAATGAATTGACCGCACCATAATATCCAGCACCAATAATACTGAGATTTGGTTTGGTTAAAGGAATGGTAAGATTATCTTGATAGTAAGTTTGTGTAGACGAAGTAGTTGTCAAAGGTTTTACATAGATAGTACCACCCTTACTTGCTAAACTAATCGCTTCCGATATTGTTTTAACGGCTTGTTCCGGCGCAAGACCTGTACCGCTTGCACTAACATCGCCATTAACGAACCAGATATTTCCGGTGTTCCAAATATCAGATAAGCGACCTACGCCACCTAAATTTGGAGTCGCGAAAACACCATGTGGAAATCTTGTTAAACCCATTATTGCCTCCTTAATTTGGGACAAGGGGGATTGCTCCCCCCTGCCTCGAAGATTTTACTTCGACTTACCCGTTTATTTCTTTTTTTTCTTTGCTGCTTTTTTTGCTTATGATACTGCATGGCCATACAAAAATCGCCAATCGCTCCATCCATAAGACCAACGAGCATAGACCGCATATTTTGCGATCAGTGTGTCGAAGGATTTATCCTGGAAGAACTCCAAGGGGATTCTGTCAAACCAGTTCAGGAATAGTTTCATCAAACTACTATCCACTACGAACCAGTTATTAGAATCAGAAAGAAAATCCCAAACTGCGAGTTTATACTTTCCATAATGGAAGTTGCTGTTGTTCTCAGCCGTATCCACTTTACCCTTAGAAGAAATAATCTCCCAAGCGGTTTCCTCAAGATTACGCGGAACAAGAATCATATCAGGCTGAACAGAGATAAGATTATCTTTGTCATCCTTATATCCGGCCATCAAGATACGAGTTGCCTCGACTGACGTTGCGGATAAAGCTGATGTTCCTTTATTATCCTGAGTTGTTGCTACTGCCGTAGAAGTATGACTATCATTACAAAGAGATAAACTCTCTGTGTTTGATAATACAGTTGTTCCTTCTACAGTTATTGAACCAGTTCCGGAAAAAGCATCATTGAATACTGAAGCAGCGCATTTTTCCATCGTCCGTTTTGCAGCAATCGCTAGACCGCGAGGTTTCTTGGAAATTATGTTGTACAAATCATCCAAAATTGTTACTTCAGTTTTCTGAAGGCAAAGGCATTTCTGCTTTGCTCTGCATATCGCTATGCAGTTCGGACTGTCTCATAACTTCTTTCGAAGTTCCAAACGTACAGTCTCTACGGGTTCTATAATTGTTTAAGAATTTTACTTGAGCAAGAATATTTTCTTCTCTATCACTATAAGGTCTATGCTGTCCGCCATGAATACCAATTCTAGGCCGGCGAATTACATGTTTTCTTATCTCAAGAAATTCCAAAACTAAACGAGCTTGTTCTGTTTTAGCAACAAGATATGGCTTTATAGTTAAGAGTATTTTTTCTACATCAGATTGTTTAACACTCTGAATACGATAACAAGCGAGAACTTCTTTCCCATAACTTTTAACTACACCAATCAGAAGTTTTCTGCTTATTATCTTTTCAAGCAACTCATTAACTTTCAGTAACATAGAGGTGTTAGTATTAACTATTTGCACGATAGGTCTCATAAAACCTTTAATACGACAAATAGTAATAGTTCCTTCCCCATCTATTATTCCTGCCAGCCATCCTAAATCTCGTTCTTGTATCATAGTCTTCCCTCGGGATTGACTTAATTATAATTAAGTGTTTCCCCGATATAGTTCGGTTTTAATACGACAATGTTTTGTTTATCGTATAATTTCCGTTCCACTTTGAAACCTTTCGCATATTCTACCGCGGTATAAGTAACATCATAGCCTTGGTAGAGTTCATCGTAGCTAATTGTGCCCGTAAATGGAGTAATATCGCTGAATGCTCCTATCGCACTGTCTTTTTCATAGGATTTGTCCGATGTCTGAACATTGTACAACATCGCACGCATTTCAGGAAGTTGTGCGTATTGGTCGTTGTATATCTTTTTCAAACCTGGTGTTAGCAGGTCACCAAAATTTTCACTAATTGCAGGCATTTAAATACTCCTTTTTAAATTAACTAATTACCCTTGCTCCAGTTCCACCCATAAGTAGATGGGACATAAATTGAACATCAGCATAAAGATGAACACCAACTCCGGCGTTAAAATTCTTTCCAGAATGTTGTTCAACCCTTAATGGTTGCATCTCAAGAGAAGGTGTTTGAATATAGTTTAACAAAATCATAAGCGCACCAGCACCAGTTGCCGCTACACCCTTGATCGCCCTACCAGAATATCCAGTAGCCGCAGAAAGGTCCGTATGACCCGTTACTGCTAAGGCTGAAAAAGGATTAGTGATGACGATAAAAGTATCTGAAGTGTTAGTTGCCTTCAAATAATCATCATAACTTGTGCATGCTGTAACGCTGGTCGTATCATTACTTAATCCTATTTGATACAAGTTTCCGGCACCACCGATTGTTGAACCTTCATCGGTAACGTAAATCCAGTCACCTTCACGATCGGTTGTAAAAGTAGCCGTAGTATCATTACCAGCCGTATCTGCTGCATTATTAACTGTATCATCATCACCATGCTGAGAATATTCGCAAAGATAAATCGCTGTCGGATTAATTAACACTTTAGCATAACAAGTAACACCGGTTGATGCAGCAGACGTACTCGCTGTAACTGTTTCCTGAGCAACACCTACTATATTATCAAGAACTGCCGCGTTAGCTGATTGCAAGAACATACGGTTTGCTGCTGTAGTAATTGCGCCTTCCATAGCAAGTGCTTCACCATAGTTTATAGTACTTGTATCATAAACCGGATAATCCCTGATAATAGGTTCTGCTTGACATAAATCATAATGAAAAATCATTTTTTACCTCCATTAATTGTCCTCCCTGCCTCATGTGCTTCAACTACACGTTGAAATTTAGGCTTTTTAAATAGCGCATACGGATGAGGGCCGAATAGTCCAGGATCAGCATAACTAATGTCGTATTGGAAAGGCAGACCACATTTACGACAACGATAACGTTGTCTATAGGGTCCTATATTTTCCAAAAACCTGACCGCCGAACTACGGCACACAGGACAATTCAGATTGCCCCTATATGCACCAGGGTTATTTCCTTTTTGGAATATACCCATTATGTACCACCTTTGTTTTTAGCGTATTCTTCAGGAGACATACCCATTTTCCGAGCTATCCTTTCTTCTTCCGGTGAAAGTTTAACTGAACCCGCAGAAGGCGGTCTTGGCGATGATCCCGCAGTATGACCTGCATTTACCTGGTCTTGCCGATCTTTCTCTTTTACCGCGGCATCCCCAGATATCTTTCTTTCTCTTTCCGCCATATCTTTCTCCTTTACCCTTCTTTCAGCTTCTCTCATCACGATTTTTGCTCCCTTAACAAGAAATTTGCAATCGGCAAACTCGGGGTCTCTCGCTACTTCATCGTAAACCTGCCAAAATGGAACCTCTTCGGCTGTCTTCCGGCCTTCCATTACATCTTGAAGTTCAGGATGGGCCTTATAAACACTACTGATAGTTTCCTGCACCGCAGAAGCGCGACCTATCTGCGTCATTGTTTCTGCCTTTACTTTCTCTGCCTCAGCCCTGCCTTCAGCCCTGGAGAGATACCGCATGGCATCCACAGGATTTTCAGCGTGCCATTCCTCCCATTTTTCCCGCGTCATCTCACCGATTTTGTCTTCAGTTACGGCAGGAGTTGAAGGCGCAGCAAATCTTTGCTGTTCCATCATCCTTGCCCGCTCTTCCGCGCGTATCGCTCTTTCTTCTGCTTCTCTCCGAGCGCGCGTAAGCTGGTCAATCCGTTTCTGATAACGCGATTCTTCCTCTGCCGGCTTTACTTCGAGTTCCTCTTTTGGTTCTACCGTAGGTTCTGCTCCTAAAACTTGCTGTGCAACATTTTCAGGAATTACCTCGATTGGTTCATCTGCCATTATTCCTCCGATTTTTTAGTGTCGCCACTATTACCAAACTCTTTTATTAACTGGTGGGGGAGTTCGATAACCCACTCTATGAGTTTAAATGAAGCCTCTTCGCGGATCGCCGCGTTAAGGTCGTTATTTTCAATAGCCCGGTTGACCGCCCGTTGTCGCAGGGACTTCTGCGACTGGAGTTTCTGCTCCAGGAGTTTCCACCCCTCCGAGTGCAGGAGCGCCCATAGGTTTTCCTGGTGTAATTGGACCGGCATTCATTCCTCCTTGCGGTTGCATTTGCGGTTGATTAACCTGCATCTGTTTCTGTATAACCCCCCTTGCCAACTGCAACTTAGTCTGCGTTAAATGTTCGTCGAACGCGGCCATATATTCCGGTGGCATCATCGCAAATTCCAGAGATCCCCGGAACATTGTATGACCGACAAAATGTTCGATTACATTATCGGTATCGCTGATCTTGATCGGCCTGCCTTCCATAGCCAGATAATTTTCATCCTGGACAGATTTAACAATAGGCGCACCTACAGGTTTTTGACCGATGATTTCTTCCACATTGTCTATACCTACACTTTTTGCCGTGGAAGCGGTCAATTCCCACATCCCTGCAGGATTATTTGCCACTAGAGGATTTTGCATTAACAGTTCGTAGGCAGTCGCCCTAATCTGCCGATCAACATCCTTACTTCCGCCTGTGGCATCCATCACCATGTAACTATCATAATTACCGGCCAAATCTTCGGAGGCGATATTCTCCGGAAATAATTGTTCTCCATCAGGTCCCAAAACGCGCATCGCCAATCCCGGCGGTATCTTTTCCTGATACTGCCTCAAGATTTTATTTAACATCCTGCTGACAGATCCCTGAATCCTCTTGCCTAAGATATTAAACCGGACTTCGCCTTGTTGGATAATTGCCATCGTCCCGCGCGCGGTAGCGCGGCTGCGTATGATATCCGATTCCTGCCCGGATTGATAAGCGCCGACAGAAGTGATTTTCTCAATAAGTTCCATCAGCATCTTCTCTTCCTGAAAGCTTACCATCACGTTGTTAGGAACGACTATCCATTTGGCGTCATTGATATCGTCAACCGGTATCCAAAGACCTGGTTCAATTTCTATCTTCTCAGGTTCAAATCCACTTCCTGCGCGGTATACGCCTATCGGATTTATCGCCATCGTACCCGCGTCTAATCTCTGGTTATGAATTGCATCCATCTCCTTTTGGTGCGGCATAACCAATTCAGCAATGCCTTTTCCAATTAATCTATTTGTCCTGCGGATTAATTGCCCGATAATAAAAGGTCTTTCTCCGATTTTAGAAATACTAAAAATACTTTTTGCCCCTAAGAAAGTCTTGGTCTTGCGGTCAATGGTAACGATAACATCTTCTCCGTTGTGGCGCATATACATCTCGATGCATTCCAATCTCTGGTTGTATTTATTCTGAGTGATGCGCGTGTGTTCGGCTTCGACATCCGCCTTCTTTGTGCCTTCTAACTTTATCTGTTCCTCGATATGTATACCAATTTTATCTACATTCACATAAACATCCATATCTTGAAGTTCTACCAACTGATCGTAAGAGGGATAAAAGCGGTGCCAGATATATTCGAGTTCTTCTTCGCGTGCGGAAGGAATGGAGAATAACGGGAAACCCACATCTTCCAAATCTATAACTTCAATCTTGCATCTTTCAAATTTCTTGTATTCATAAGTGATATCGTAAAGTTGTTTTTCGGTCTGGATCTGTTTCTTACCGCCGAACCAGGTCATCAAGACGTTCTTAATCCTGCGGAAAGAGAAATCCTTGCGCGGAAGTTTTCTCTGTATCCATTTCCACTCGGGATACCAGCGGATTTTCAATACCGCGGTGCCATCAAGTATCAGGTTATGCACGTAATCATCTATGACTTCGCGCGTGCCGATTTCCTTGATAACCCACTTCATAAACTTAGTTATGTTTTCTATGTTCTCAAGGTCGGTCTTCTCCATCGGCTTCCAGTAAATCAGGTTTTCATTCCATACTGAAGGGAATATTCTGGAATGGAGAATTTCAACCACCATAGTAACTATCTGTGTTGAGACATTCGCGCATTTCGGCCAGGGTTCCGATTTCGGCAAACGTTTGCCTTCGTAGAGGTCGCGGCATTCCTTGCGCACCTCAAGATATTCTTTGCGGTCCGCCTCGTCCTTCTCAACCAGATAACAGATCTTCTCGACTAATTCTGTCTGTTCTTCAGGTTTAAGAGAGATTGTATATTTATTCTGTTCTTTCTTTTCCTCTTCCTGCGCTTTGGCGACCTGCGATTTGTCTATCTTGTCTTTAGCCATTAAAATAGCTCCTCGAGTAACACCGTAGAATCAATCCCCATTTTTTTAAGAAAGTTTAATTTACCCTGTGCGCCAGTCTGGTCAAATACTTTTACCGCTTGCTCTACCGTGGGATTCTGCGGAAGGCCGTATTTCTTCGGGTTCGTGGCGTAATTCATGAATTGCTGTCTTACGGCCGGAAATAAATCTTCCTGGTTTAATAAATAAATAAAATTTTCTCTGCCTTTCGATGGAACAATCTCTTTGTTAATTTTATACCCGTGAATGGTTTTCCAGTTGCGCATCGCCTCGCTGGTAATGCGGAAAGGCGTCTGATACGGCTCTAATCCTTCGTGCTGGATTACTCCCTGTAAAAAATTCTCGGAAAGCGCTTCTTTATTCGCTTGCTTGAAATCTGCTTTGGTATATGAATAACTTTTATCTTGCGTGATTACGCTTCCCATATTAATAACCACCCCGAAGAAACTTAAAATAACGAATCTGTTTAAGGCGTTTAGCCGCGGCTTTCTTAGATTTATAAACCCGAGATAATTTTTTATGTTTTTTCTTATGTGAGAATACCGCATAGCCGTCTACTTTACGTATCATCTTTTTTTAGATTTCTTTTTCGGCTTGATACCTTTTTTGGCCATCCACATTCCTAACGCATAAGGAGTCTTCACGCCATTTTCATGTTTTTTTAGTTTCTTTCCCAATTCATGACCGGCCTTAACTGTCTTTTTAGAAAGTTTCCCGGAAGTTTCTTTTACGTGTGCTTCCCATTTCTTCTTATCACCCATTATTCCTCCTTATCCCATTTTGGAACAAGCAATACACAAATAATATCCTGCCAAAAAGTTAATTTACCTTCAAGATAAATTCCATCTGTCCTAACTTCAAAAGAAGTATCATTAGCCATAGGAACTTCTAAAGCGCCTTCTTTAGTTTCAACGTGAATAGATAAATAAAATTTATCTTCTTTCTGCTCAATTTCTCTTTCTTTCATTTTAATAACCTGACACTTCATCCACTTCCCTTTTCTTCGCCCAAGGATAACACGCCTTGACCGGAGAGAAGTGGCGTTCATCAAATACATTCACGGTGAGATAACGCAACGCGTCGAACAAATGTTCATACATCCCGTCTTTATCTGGGTCTTCTGAATTCTCTTTCAAGGAATACCCACCGAAAAAACCATCAATCAGATTAACGCATTGCGGATCTATGTAAAATCCGAATTCCCCGTTATCTCTCGGAAGAAGAAGTTGGCGGATAAGATTAAGACCGTCAACCACGTTAGTATCTTTCATCCGGCAACGGATGCCTAATGTGCGTAGGATATCCACGCTGGTGCGTTCAGACTTATCAGATTTATCCCTGCCGTGGGGATCGCAATAATCATCTATCTTGGTGGAGTAATGTTCCTTGGAAATTGCACGGATATTCTTACCGAAAGGTTCAAGCGTAATGTTCGTTCCCATGTTCTCGCGCAGGATTAATAATTGGTCTTTATCATTTATCTGGGCCCATACGCATGCGGGATGATGATAACCGAAATCCCAACCGCGCAGAATATGTTTGTAAGGATTGTAAATAAGTTCTTTGATATGTTCTTTGGTGAATGCGGGGAATGCCCTGCGGCCTACTTGCTTTGTGAAATCAAGTTCCTGTTCCTGATTCCACATGTCTTCGGAGGGATAACTCTTCTTTACTGCATCCACCCATTTCTCTGTTTTTAATGGGTGATCTGAGTAGTGGAGTTTGACTATCGTGAAGCCATTAGGTTTAGTTTCTACTTGCATATTTTGGCGGGCGCCATCGCAGGAATAAAGGCACTTATATTAATAAATATAGAAGATTTGACCCTTTCCGCTCAATAGCGCCCTATTGGAAAACACACTACCATACAATCGTTAAAAAGTCAAGTTAATTAATACTGATAAGTTTTCCCATGATAATCTTATAGAATAGATTATTCTTTCCATTAGGTGTAGATACGCAGACAAGCCGGCCTCCACCGTCTATTGTAGGTTTAATCGCGGCGTACGCATCGCTGGCGTGTTCCTGAAACGCCATCTCATCAGAAAACACGCTTGAGGCCGTATATTGCCTTAATGCATCACTGTCCTGGCTTACTCCGTGAAGTGTAGAGAAGTTCTTCGTGAATTTCAATATCGGCGGCTGAAGTGATTTGGTATACTCCGGTTTAAGATCCTTAGGCAGATGTTCCATTATGAAATGAGCCCGCGAACACAGCGAAAGCGGACTATCAAATCCCGCGTCCGCTTCCTTGCGTGAAATAAAGAAGACATATTGCCCTTTATGGAACGCGCATAACCACACGTGCAGGGCGCAGAAAAGCCAAGTCACTAATAATTGCCTTGACTTTACCACCGCAATTAATTTTTCTTTAAGAAATATTTGTATCAATTCCCTGATGTAGGGGTAATCAGGAATCTTCTTGATGGGATTGTTTATATCATGCGGGTCAAGGGTGTAGGAATACTTAAAGATAAATTCATAGGGATCCTGCACCTCAACTGTTTCCTCTGTTGCGCCTAATTTGTCTGCTATGTTTAAGAAGATTTTATCAAGCATTGTTTTAGAAAGATGCAACACCTGCAATGTTTCTTTTTATCCACTCTCAATTTTAAGCGCGTGCATTTCATTTTATTTTTTAAAATTTTTTCTGCGAATTCTAAAATTGCTGTCTAGCAAGTTTAAGCATTGCGTAAAGCGAGAGAGCGCGCATATACTTCGTTAATTACAACGCACCCACCCCCCCTTTCCGTTTCTCACTCGCTATACACCCTCATCTGCATACTCTTTAGCAATAGATAATAATTTAGCGCCTATCTCGTTGCGCTTATCGGGTGCGTATGCGCTTATGATATCGGCTATGCGTGTGCATAGTGTATCTGCTCTCTCCTGCGTTAGCGTGTTGCGTTGCGCCTTGCGTGTGTCTATCACTTTACGCAATAGCGCTATGATAGTGCGTGTATCTATGCTCTCATATGCGCCCTGCTTATTGATTAACTTGGTCAATAGTGTAGATAATGCGTGTATATCGTTATGCTCTTTCGGGTGTTTCTCGGCGCTGTATCGTGCATAATCTTCTGGGTGTTGCTTGATGTGTGTGTAGCAATAGCGCTGTCCGTGTAGTGCTACACGCTTACATATACTAATTATATTAGTTACACGCGTAAGCGTAGCGAGTGCGCTCTGCTCGTGCATAATGCTATTATTAGCGCTATTATGCTTATCAGCAGTTATGCTGTGCTCACACTTCTTGCTTGTAGCATACAAGTCATTTCTCATAGATTATGCTTATACCATAGAATAGTTAATAAGTCAAGTAAAAAGAAGAAGGCGCAATAGATTATGCTCACACTAATGCGCCTTGCTTGCTTGACTTATAACAAACAGGCGTTGGCTTGGCGTGTTGCTTTGGTCTATCGCTAAACTTGGCTGTCCGTTTTCTTATCATAGTATAACTCAACCTTTGCGCCTATATTCCAACCGCGTATATGACCCCATATGCCTGTTGCCTTTGTTCCCATACGACTTGCCTGGCCCCTATTGCCTTGTATCTCTGCGTAGAATTGCGCCATATTTACCCCCCTTTTATAAAATGCTGTCCAGCAACTTCTCACCCAACTTATAACAAAAGGCGTAAGCGGTTTAGACCCTCGCAAAACTAAACCACCTACGCCTTACGCTTTAAGGGGGATTAAAGCGTTTATGTTTCCAACGCGAACTCTAACGGCTTGGCTTGTATGTCAAATCCCGTAAATGTCCCTTGCCTTGCTTTCTCGCAAGTGTTGAAGTGTTCGTCATAGGGAATACGCAAGAAATACGCTTGGCTTGTGGAACTATCTTTAACTTGTAATACCCTCTCAAAAGTTTCTATCTCGTTCTCTATTTCGCCCTCTGGTGTATATCTATCCCGTATTGGCTTTGTGCCTGTCTTAAAATCATACAGCGCGTTCCCTCTTTTCTCGTCTTTGTCTATCAACTTGCCTTTACACTCCTTGACTACCCTTTCCAACCCTATCTTCTTCAATAGCATAGCGCGGACTTGCGCGTTGCTCTGTTTCAATACTTGCTTGGGGTCTAAATCCTCTGCCTTTGCCTCAAATAGTTTCTTTGGCACTACCAACCCATTAAGCATAAAGAACTTCCTGTAATTCTCTGTCCACTCGCCTGTCTTTTGCCTGTTCTCTATCTTGCCCTTATATTTTAAGCGACCGCGCTTATCCCATATCTCGTATTCGCAGTTTCCGTCTTGGGAAAAATCCATAGTATCAATATCCCTGTGGAAATATCTTGCTTTCTCGTATTCTGTCCTCTCGTCTTGTTTGCTGATAAAGGGGTAACCCTCTCTTGTCTTGCCTAAAAACCCGTTAGCGCAGAACACCCTAAACAACTTCTTTCCGTTGGGATATACGCCCTCAACTATTCTATTCTTGCCTTTGTCCTTAAAGATATTCCCTCTGGTATGATATGCCACTCTGCCGTTAGGATAGACGAACTTCTGCCATAGCCATTTTCCGTTAGAGTAAAAGGTGTAACAAGTGCCTTTCTGCCCGAACAGCGGAGTGTCCCAGCGCGTTGTTAATCCGTGATAACCTTTGGCGCTGTTAGGTCTAAAGCGCTTGATGTATTCGTATTCGTGCTTGTCCCGCGCTTTCTCAAATTGCCCATACTTAATCCAATAGAGATATTTTCCGTTCTTTGACATCTTGTATTCAACCACTCTCTCGTCAACGCAACGTAGGCGTATAACTAATCTTGACCTTACTGCCCTTATTGCTCTTAAACTCAAACTCTATCGGTTTCTGCTCTGGTGTCTTTGTTTCTACCCCAAATAATTCTGCCATAGGTTTTCACCCCCTTTTCACTTAACTTATAACAAATCGCTTTCGGCTTGGATTTTTTCCATACTATCCACTATCGGACTTTCGGGTTTGTTGCTCCACCTTTCCATTTCCTCGCCCTCTTTTATCTGCGCCACTAACTCGGCATTTTCCCTCGTTAATCTTTCTACCTCTCGCTGTAAATTAAATCTCCTTCCCCACATTTCCCGACTATCATCAACCGCCTTATCGTAGAAATAAACATATATTGCTATCCGCTTACAATAACGGATATGAACTGCGCCGTAGTTATGATTTGTCCTCGCGCTACCCTTACCCCTACCATACAACTTAAAGCGCAAACCTTTCGGCAACCTTTTCTTTAATAACCATACTATCATTTTCCCTGTCCACTTGGGATATTGCCCTAAATTGATACAATTATTCAGTTTTTTCATTTTTCACCTCCTCACCTAACTTATAACAATTCAAAAAAAAGGCGTAAGCAACTTTGGCAAGTTTCGCCTGTGCCTACGCCCTACCGCAACCGCACAACGACTTATATCAAAATCTTATTCTCATACATAGCCACTTCCAAATCATACAAAGCAGGGATTAACATCTTCAAACTATCCCTACTTTTAAAATACGCCCCTAATTGTTCACTATCAAACATCTCGCAAACTTGGTCTTTCTTGCCGTCAAGCACTCTGCCTAAATCACACAACTTTTCGCGCAAATCTTGTAAGGGCATATTTACCTCTCTCCGAATTCGTATTCCATTTCTTTTTTAATATCTTCTATTTCATCTTTTAATGGGCGTTGCATAACGCCTACTTTCTGCGTTCCGTCTTTCCAAACAGCAAAGGCAATAACACCAGCAATAATTCCGTCAATAAAATCTCTATTGCCTATGTAGTTTTTCCAATTCTCTCGCCAATACATTTACGCCTCCTTGATATCTCTTTCTTTATCAGGGTCATCAGGGTCAAATTCAGGCAGGTTTTCATCGCCCTCTGGTATTATATTGCCTTCCTCATCATAATTCGTAAAACACTTTTGGCAATAGGAATAATCAAACATACCCTCGCTGATATGCCCGAATTGATTATGTCCGCAAAACTTACATACAAACTCACTCGGCTCTTTCTGTGGCTGTTCGCCTTTCGCCTCGTCTAACCTGCTTTGTTCATCGTGTTCTTTCTTGTTTTCCTCGTTCATACCAATATCCCCTCTACCAAATCCAGCGCTTTCGCCTTTTGCGTTGCCTGACGCTTCCCCATATCTGCCAAATCAAGCAAGTGATTAAATATAAGGTGTTTCTTGACAAGATAACCCACTAACCCAAACTTATTTCCGTCAATAAATCTCGGCTCAATTAAACAAAGATACTGTGTATCATAACCTTTAGTAAGTACTACTGACGCTAACCCGACAAGGTTATTACTATGTAAGTAATCGGCAACCTTGTATATTTTATCTACTTCTTCACTCCAAATTTCAATCGTGCGTTCAAGTAGAAAATCATCTTTAATCTCTTTCGGCGCGGTCTTAACTA